GCCACTATGAAATTAGTTTCAGATACTACAAAGGTGGCGACCTGCTGTCCATGTTCCACGCCACAGGCTACCCCGAGAAATGGGACTATATAGGCACAATCCGCCCGCCTCACGCTGGCCGCTTCTCTAACGGTCAAATGGTGGAGCACTTCCGCACCTTCTGGCAGGCAGAGCGGTATATGTTGGCAGAGATCGCCAAGGGCTTGCAGCCCTACCACAAGCCCACCGACCCCACGCCCGACCCATCGGGCGAGGGTGTGGGCGTGTGCCACAGCTACGAGACGGGCGCCCCATGTTATAGCACGTCGGCCAAATCAGAGCCGACCGCCAAGGCAGAGCCGACCAGAAACCAGGAGATCGCAAAAATCATTCTTCAGCAATTAGGCGGACGACAATTCGCCATGATGACGGGCGCCAAGCAATTTGTAGCCATCGACAACGGTGTGCGCTTCCGCATCGGACGAAACGCAACCCGCGCCAATCTGGTTAAAATCATGCTGCGTGGTGATGACACCTATAATATGGAATTTTGGCACATCGGCCAGGAGGTGAACCCCTACACTATTTTAATGCGCTACGCAAACAAGGGACTGAGCCCCGACGAGTTCAACAAGCAAGTGAAGGCCGCCACCGAGCGCGCCCAGAAAGCCGCAGATCCGGTGAAACTGAAAGCCTACGAGGGTATTTATTGCGACCAGCTGCAGGAGCTTTTCACACAGTACACGGAACTATATACGCGCCTATTCTGAACCACCCGCACTACCTTTATATATATTATAGAACCCTTTAAAATTAAAGATTATGGTAATACGAATTATAAACAAGTGGGCCGACGGCTCACAGCACGAGAGCAATATAACAACCGACGCAAGCCGCGCCCGCTACCTCATGGCAGCACGGAGAGCCGCCGACGGCTCACACTGGCCACTAAAGGACATTAAAAACGGCTACCAATACGAGACGCCGCGCCAATACTGCGGGAAGGCCGGAAAATGTGTTACTACTGTTACCCTGAAAAGGGGATGGGCATAACCTCATACATCATACATTATACATTATACATTATACATCTAATTATTCACCCCTATTAAAGATTAACGATTATGAAGAACCAGAACAACAACGGCACGACCGCCGCAAAGGTCAGCAGCAACGAGAGCAAGAAGAACCGCAAGAGCTACGCGGAGTTAAAGGAGGCAGCACGCCAACAGGCTATAGAGTGGCAGGACTGGTTAAGTGATCACAGCGTAAGTTATGGCGGTTTGGCCATCGCCTCGGAACACTTCGAGAACCTGGGCCGCCGCTACGGACTTATTCAGGAGTTCCGCGAGAATGCTATTATCTGAACATCCCCCATATTATAGCGCATCGGAAATATTAAGCGAATTTCACGAATAAATAAACAATAGACCCCAAGACCCGGACAGGGCAAAAATAATATGTATCAGATACTTTTCACCACCAACGACAACAGCGGCAAGACGTTCGCCGCCAACGTACCCGCAAGAGAGGCCGAGTTTATAACCGAAGACCTTTGCTTTATAGGAGGCTTCAGACGCTTCGGCACTGACATCTACGACGAGCAGATCAGCGCAAAGAGTTACGAGGGCTACGGACAGTTTAAGAGCAAAAAGGAGCTTTTAACGTGGCTTTTCCTGAATGTGTTTGCACCCTGCAAGGACTTCGCAACGCTGGAGGACTTCACGCGATACTACAACGAGACACTGGCCGACTACTGCGAGGCCGCCCGCATCGAAAACGCATGTATAGATATTCTTTATAATGACTATACGGCCGGATGGGAGAACGAAACAGTATATAACAAGCTGCGCACGTATATTGACGACTGCATCAGCAACGACAACCAGCAGCACCCCGACAAGGCGTATTTGCGCCGAGCTATCCGCCGCGCCTTTGTCGAGCTGGCACTGGCATAATGTTATAGAACATCGGAAATATTAAGCGATAATTTTAAATAATAATTTTAAATATAATTTTGAGGGCGACAGCCCGACCAGATATAAAACAATAGGAGGCACGAATTATGAAACGATATACAATTAACTGCCATTATGATATGGTAATCAGCGTTGACGTTATAGCCGACAACGAGCAACAGGCAATAGAGCAGGCAAAGTTTAAGGCCGAGAACATCTCCCTGAATGAAGCCGAGTGTTACGACCAGAGCCAGTGCGTGACGGACACGGAGGAACTGACCGCCGAGGAACTGCGCCGACTGGAGCGTGAGGCCGTGACGGAGTTTGTGCGCCGCTATGTGGGCGACATTATAGCGGACATCAGCTATTACAGCCAGGTGAAGGACCAGCGCCGCGAGTTCAAGCGCAAACTTTCGCGCATTGCCTACGGTGTGCGCCCTATTCATTGGTATTGTGCCATTAGTCGCATTCCTGCGGGGCACGTGCTGACGGGGTGGCTCACTGACTTATACAAGCGTCTGGCAGACGGCACCCACGAGCGCACGGAGCTTTACAACCGCTACGCCCGACTGGTGGCCCGCCACGAGTTCGACACGCATTATAAGAACTTTGCGAAATCACTCTACGCCGCCGACTGCGAGGGTACGGACAAGCTCCAGAAGAAACAGGCCGTTATAGATGGTGTACGCTGTCTGTGCGATAAGATGGAGGAGTACGTGACGCATCAGGACGACCCGGACTATAAGGGATGGGAGCCGCAAATGGTGATCCGCTACGAGAGCACGACGGGCGACGAGGAAAACTACTGGAACTTGTTTGTATATTGCGAGGGACCCAACGACCGCGACGACGACGACTACCTGAGCCTGCGCACATCGTGGCAACACGTATGGACGGACGAGAACGGCAAAGACGCTACGGACGACTACGGGAGCGAGGAACACGAGACACGCGCCGCCCTGCTGCGTTACCTGTTCTACGATGACGCCCAGGAGTTCGACGAGACCGACGAGAAGGTGAGCTGGGAGAGCATAACGGACGTGTGGGTGGACTGAAAGAGAGGTAAGATGTAAGAGGTAAGAGGTAAGAGTGAAACATTATACATCATACATCAGACATCAGACATCATTATACGTTATAGACCATCGGAAATATTAAGCGAACACGAATTACACGAATTTCACGAATTAAGATTATGCAAGTAAATAGATATAAGATTGCATTTTCCAAGATGTACGGAAAATGGCAGGTGAAACGCCGCGACCTGAACCGCTGGACGGTCTTAGAAGAGTTTGCCGACGAAAGCGACGCTATCAAGTGGGCAAAGGAGAACTAATCTCTATACGTTATACATCATACATCAAATTATAGAACCCTTAAAAGATTTAGAGTTATGAAGACAAAGATTTACATCGTGGCATCTACGAACATCGAGAGCACGAAAGCATTTACAAACCCATTGTTTGCCCAGGACTACCGCGACGAGCTGACCGCAAAGGGCGAGGCCGTGACCATGAAGGAGCAAGAAATAGAAGTGCCCTACGCTACCGACCGCAAAAAGTATGGCATGACGCTGAAGGAGGTACGCGACGAGATAGCCGCCTTCACGGGCGACAAGAAGGGCGAGGCCATGAGGAAAGCTAAGATCTTCACCCACCACATCAGTATTAGCCACGTCTGCCGCATCCGTCTGAGCTTCGGACAGTACAGCCGCACGAAAAACGGCGAAGTGGTGTATTACGGCGAGAACCGCGACACCCTGCATATCGAGTACACCGACCGCGAGGGCGACAGCCATCATTTCAGCATACTGGACTAACCGACACCTTTATATATATTATAAGCCGTGTGAAACTTCACTGGTATCTGGGCGGGGTCTTGCGTCCCTTCTGTAGCAAGCGACCAGAGGTCGAGCGCGAGTCCCGCCACGGCTACAAGGTTTTAAACTTCATAACACATTTTTTCTTTCATATATTTTATATCTTAAAGGGTAGGGCTCACGGTTCGTGAGAATAGAGAGCCCTTTTTATAAGATGACAAAATATTCACGGCTTTTCGCCGTTATAGATATACGGATTAAGTTAACTACGTTGACTTTTCTTGCGCTCGGCAGAGCTCAAACGAGTTTGGCTCTGCCCTCGCTTAATCGAAAAGTTTTCATTAACTTTAATCTTTTAGGGTTGAGCCGCTGGCCTGTGAAGGTCGGTGGCTCTTTTTCTATTCGCTATAGTGTCCGTGCGAAATTAGGCTTTGCCGTAATTTTGCACCAGATAACTAAATCGTCAAATTGTAAAATCGTAAATTCGTCAAATCTAATCGTGTCAAGAACAAAACCTACAATGTCGTGGTTCGACCTGCGCAACGTCTGCGAGGTATTCGAGTGGAAAGACCCGAAGACGGGCGTCACAGTGCGTGGCCACAATCCCCCTGGCGGCAAGGACGGCAAGGGGGTGCAGCGCGTGCCGTTCCACATCAAGTACATCACCAGCAAAGGCGTGGTGGAGCAGGGCATCGTGGTGTGCCTGAAGGTGTACCCCGAACTGCGCCAGCGCATGATACAATACGTGGAGAGCCGGCAGATACGCCGCGTCCGCGACTACCTGGTGATGGAGGTCAACGGTACGAGGGTGGTTACGCACTGAGTTAATTTACGATTTGACGATTTCACAATTTACTATTTTCAATTTTTCAATTTTAAAATTATATGACTGTACTAAGAAAAGGAAGTAAGGGCGAGGAGGTGAAGCAGCTGCAAGGCATGCTGCACGTGGCCCAGGATGGCGTGTTCGGCGCACTGACGGAAGAGGTGCTGAAAGCGTGGCAGAACGAAAACGGGTTGTTTCCCGATGGCATCTGTGGTCCTAAGACGTGGGCGAAGCTGCTGCCTGAAGGTAAGCTGACGCTGAAGCGATCGCGACGCAGAATTGACTACATCGCCATCCACTGCACCGCAACGCCGGAGGGTCAGGACTTGACCGTGGAGCAGATACGCAAGCAGCACAAGGCGCAGGGGTGGGCGGACATCGGCTACCATTATATTATATATAGGGATGGCACAGTGCACGAGGGGCGAGACGTGGATCTGACGGGTGCTCACGTATCTGGCTATAACTCGCACTCGATAGGTGTTGCCTACGTGGGTGGTCTGGAGAAGCGGCCTGGTGTGGCCTACAACAGACTGAAGGCTAAGGACACGCGCACAGAGGCGCAGAAGGCGGCATTGCTCTCACTACTGCAGGACTTGCGACGGCTGTACCCCAAGGCGCGGATTCAGGGACACCGCGACTTCTCGCCGGATCTTAACGGCAACGGCACCGTCGAGCCGAGTGAGTGGATTAAGGCGTGTCCCAGCTTTGACGCTAAGGCTGAATATAGGATGGTGTGATTATAATTTCTGTTGTTATTCGGGTGGCGTGGACTGTGAAGTTCGTGCCACTTTTTTGTTTGATGCTTGCATTTACTAATAGATGTTAAGGAAACGGGCGTTTGTTTGCTGCAATCATAAAACAATGTTAAATGCAAGCATTTTCTTTTGTTTGTTGCTTGCATATATCAAATATATTACCTATCTTTGCAACAGAAAACTTCTAAACTGAATGAATATGAAAAAGAACAGTAATTTTGAGACGCGCGTGCTGGACGCTATCGTATCAGTGGACGGCAACCGCCTGAACCAAGGGCGCATCCTGAGAATGGCCAAGCGTCTGAAGGCCGTGGAAAGCGTGACCTATACAGAATGGGAGCTGCGCGGACTGAGCAAGCGCGAAAAGGAGTTCATGCGTGAAAACGGCATGAAGTGTTACGTGGACCTCTGGCAGGAGGGCTACAAGTGGAACTACAAGAAGGGCAACCGCAAGAACCGCTATTACATCTTCATTAAGCGCGATCTTACGACAGGCAAGCCACGACTCTATGCTATGCACAAGGAGCAGTGGATCCAACCTAACCGCCATACCGTCGGCAACGGCTGGGACTATGAGTTTTGGCTCACCGTGGATTTGCACAACGGCTGCGACATCTGCCGCTTCAACTACGAACACCGCTTTGGCCGCTTCTTGTGGCCAGTGGCTATCAGCTAATAGAATATTACACAAATTATAAGCAATCACTAAAATTATAGGAGGTAAAGATATGAATACTATTACAACAAAGGAACAACTCAAAGATGCTATTAAACACGCTTACGGCTATCTCTACATTATCAATGGTAATGACATGTTTGACGGCGATTTTGATGAGTGCTGTGATTGGGATGACTATCTTGACGAGGTTGTTGAGGTGACTGAGAAAGAGATTTTGGAGAACGACGAAACGGGGAATCTACCATACCGCGTACACAGGTTTATGGAATATCTGGATAATGACGAATGGAAACGCACAAGTTTCTATCTCTTAAAACACAATACAGGCTATAACGAAGAAAACCAAGATGCCGTATTTGCAATAACATCTAAATAAGACTTTTGGACTATGAAGCGAGCAACATTGAAAAACGTGATCAACGGGCAGACGGTGGAGGTGTTTGCCACGACGGAGAGCAGTGCCAGCAGCTATGGCCGCGCCGTGTGGTGCGATGATGAATGGAACGCCTACTGCGAGGTGGATAACCCCAGCCCGTTCTACGAGATTAGCAACGTAAGGGAAGAGTAATTATAGGTTATAGGAATAATCAGAGATTAGGCGATATGGAAAAGCGAGAATACCCTTTGTTTATCATTGACAACAGCCGGAGCCACGGCAGGGGACGGGAGAAGGATTTCGTGGCCTGCACGTCACGGGAGCTGCCGTGGGTGGGCGAGATTACCATCCTGACGGAGCAGGAACTGGAGATAGACCAGGACTGGCAGCAGAAGAACTGGTGGTGCGCCTACACGGATGCTAACAGTGCCGGCCTGCGCGGCAAGCTGAAGGTGCTGAACGCGGAAGCTCTTGACAATAACCGTGGAGAATTGCAAGCGCTCATGCGCCGCTGCCTGAAGGAGTGGCGCATCAGACGAGGTACCGTGGCAGTGGACTTGGAGAATATCAGCAACGAGGCAGTGGTGAAGTTCGCCAACGTCCTCTTAGAACAGACTCGCGAGAACCTGCGCGAGAACCCGAAGGACAAGCAGGCGTACATGGTGGGCTGCATCCTGACGAAGATTAAGAAGGATTATAGTAATAAAGAGTAAGATTATGGCAGAAGAACAGAAAAAGAGTGGCCGCGGTGGGTGGCGCGGCGGCGGCAGACCAGTAACGGCTTATAAGGTGCCACTGATGGTGCGCATCAGCCAGGAGGCAGCCGACAAGCTGGCAGACGTGAAGAATAAGTCGGAGTATATCGACGCACTGATCCTAAATGCAAAGGATTAACGAATACGAATGACACGGGTGAAAAGCGGGAGCAAAGGCTCTCGCTTTTTTTTATTCTACTTCGTCGATGGTGAAGCGTAGATGCTTGCCGCCATGCTCGATGGTCTGCTGCATTAATGGCTCGCGCTCAGGACGCGGCACGTCGCTAACGAGTTCGCTGACGGGAATACCCAAAGCGTCTGATAGTTTCTGCAGCGTGGGCCATGATGGCGACTCCAGCATGGCGTTGATATTGTTAGGAATAATCCCCATACGTTCGGCTGCCTCTTTTTTGGTAATGCCAGCAGCCTTTATCTTGGTTTCAATAATAGCCTTAATATCCATATACTTTTTTATGTTTATTCGGCTGCAAATATACATAAAAATATTGATTTTTATTGCTTTTTTAGGCTAAATCATAGTTATTTATGTTAATTAACCTTAACTAAGTGTATTTATTTATGTTTTTGTTTGGGATATAACATAAATATTTATATCTTTGCATCGTGATACAAGGTTTCAACGTTTCAAGAAAACAAGAAAGCAATCAATCAACATTTCAATAAACAAAACATACAAGTATGGAAGCAATAATTCAATCAAACAATCAGGCAATCAACATTGACATCAATGTGTCAATCAATGTGGATGTGTTTAAAGCAAATATTCAACGTGGATTGCGAACAATCAAGCAACGTTTCGGTGTTGGCATGCTTACACTTCCGCACCTGTATCGCAAGGAACTGCGCATGGCTCGCGCTATGGCACGGGCGATTGAATCACATCCTACACTATCTAACGTGTGCCTCTGGCTGATGGGCATCGGCATCATGGTCGAGATTTTGTTATTTGCTTAGTTACACCTTTATAATATATAGAATATGACACAGAAGGAATATATAGCATTAGTGGATAAGTCCAAGAGGCTGAGTTACGAATACTATGTGTTGGCTGCACCAACAGTGAGCGACGCGCAGTTTGACGCCCTGGTGAGCGAGATTGAGCAGGCAGAGGCAGAGCATTCTGAATGGACGCTGGCCGACAGTCCTACGCAGATGGTAGGCAGCGACGTGCAGGACAATGGTCGCCGACTGATCAGACATCGCACCCGTATGCTCTCTTGTCAGAAGGCACAGACACAAGAGGCGGTGACGAAGTGGATCACGGCCACGGAGAAGAAACTAAAAGGCGCACAGACGTATTCCCTGGAATGGAAGTACGACGGCATCAGCTGTTCGTTGGTCTATCAGGACGGACAACTGACGGAAGCCAGCACTCGCGGCGAGAAAGGCATCATGGGACAGGATATTCTGCCGCATGTGGCCTATATCGCGTCGGTTCCTCATTCTATCAATATGACGGGGCGTGTGGAAGTGCGCGGTGAAGTGGTCTGCCCGAAGACCGAACTTGCAAGTATTGGTTATAAGGACTGCCGCACGGCTGCCGCTGCACTGATGAATCAGATGATGCCTTCGCAGGATTGCCGAAAGTTGGTGTTCCTTGCATGGCAGATGGACTGTAATAATCCTGACGCGCTATTAGAAAACAAGAGCGTCCAGATGTGCCGCGACATGGGCTTTATCGCAGAGTGCCGCACATGTGAAGGCAACGCGATTTGCGGTTTGCTCGACCAATACGAAGCAGAACGAGAATCGTTGGCTTATCCCACCGACGGTGTGGTGATTAAGGTGAACGGCAAGGCTTCGGCTGCGTCGCTGGGTGCTACTGAACATCATCCGAAGGGCAATATCGCCTACAAGTTCTCAGCACAAAAAGCCGTGACGCGCTGCATCGGTATCGAGATTTGTGTGGGCGAGACAGGCCGTCGTACTCCCCGTGCTTTGCTGGAGCCGGTGATGATTATGGGCCGTGAGGTCAAGGCCGCGTCGATGGGTTCTGAGCGTGTATGGCACGAGCTGGGCGTGACTGAGGGCTGTCTGGTAGAGGTCGGTCTGTCGAATGATGTCACACCAAAGATTTATCGGGTGATTGATGAAACGGATGAGCCTGTTCAGGAAGTAACGACCACGGATAACACGGATAAAACGGATGATGCCGTTATACCAGAAGCACAGAACGAACAGTCTGTTTATAATACCAATGCGAAATTGGAGCGTTTGCAGCAGGAGAACGAGCGGCTGCAGGCACAAATAGCACAGATGCAGGCGCAGCAGTGTGCCGAGCGGTTCTTGCGTCCCGTTGGTAGCAAGCGACCAGAGGTCGAGCGTAGTTGTGAGGATATTCCTCAGCCCACACCAAGACCCAAGCGCCAGCGCAAGCCACGGAAGCCAGTGGTTGAACATCAGCCATCAGACATCAGCCATCAGACATCGGATAGCGACCACACCTGGCTGCGCTCGGCTGGCTACCTCGCTGCCGCAAGCATCGCCCTGTTGGTCATCTGGCAGACGGGCTTGATTATCCCTCTTGGGCTGATCGGACTTGCTACATCAGGATTTATAAAATAGTCACAAACTTAATCAAAATAAACAATGGCACAGGAAGATATCTATATTGCAATCAGAAGTGATAAACTATCAAAGCCAAACGATGAACGATATGTGGTCATCAACAAGGAAACACACGAGGTAGTTGATGATGGACTCGGACATGGCTACAAATCTCCAAAAGCGGCGCACGCTAGTTTCTCGTACAAGATGAAATGGGTGAACAAAATGAAGCCGAAAGTAATAAACTCTTATAACAAGAAAGCAAAAAATCAATAAATATGGAAAACAAGAATGTAAGACTGAAAGAAGTGTTGGCGGTAGTCAACAATAAGGGCGGGGTGGGGAAGACCACCACCGTGCAGAGCCTGGCGGTGGCGATTACTCGTCAGGACAGGAATGCGAGGGTGCTGGTGATTGACCTGGATCCACAATGTCACCTGTCGAAGCTGATGGGGTGGCAGAAAGGACGCGGGCGCACCATACTGGATGCGCTGAGGGAACAAAGCGGGCTGCCAGTCTATCAGGTGCCGGAGAAGAAGAACTGTTACGACCAGCCTATCACGAGCGACAAGGGCATCTGGCTGTGTCCGAGCGTGAAGGCATTGCAGAACGTGGATGCCGACCTGACGCAGCAGCTACAGCCGCTGCTGGCACTGCGCAAGTGCTTCTTCAAGGGCGTGCAGACTGCCGACAAGATAGACGGCAAGTATTACGACGGCGATGGGCCTGCGGCGCCTGTGATGTTTGACTATGTGCTGATAGACTGCCCTCCGGCATTGTCGAAGTCAACCTACAACGCGATGGCGGTGGCCAACGGCCTTCTGATACCTACAACGCTGGAGGGTATGTCGGTGAGTGGCATTGGTCCTATCCTGGTGGATATGCAGTCGGTGAAGCAGGAACTCAATCCGCAACTGGAACTGACGGGCGTGCTTCCGACGATGACAGACCTGCGCTCGAATATCGCCAAGGGCATTCTGACCGACCTGCGCGAGAAATTCGGCCAACGGCTGCTGCTGTTCGAGTGGTACAAGGGCAACAAGACCCCTGTCAGCGGTATTCCTGACATCGTAAAGATGAACGAGGCGCAGACGAAGAAGATGAGCATCTACGACTGGCAGCCGTACAGCACGGCGAGTATGGCCTACGAGCAACTGGCGAAAACGCTGTTCTTTTAACAATCAAGGCTGCGATTAAGCGAGAGCAGACGAAAGCTCGCTTTCAGTTTGCCGAACGTGAGCAGGCTCGAAATGAAATTTCAACATTTCAAGAAATCAACATTGCAAGAATTATGGGAAACAAGAATAATTGGGACGCTGACGCGATGAAAGGTACGCTGATCAGCGACATGGAACAGGAAGTGCGGGAAGGTATCAGCACTGTGCCGAGCGGTTCGCAAGCCCTGGAAACCACCATTCCAGATGCTTCTCCATCGGGTAAAGATGAACCAACCAAGGGCGTGCAGACCTACATCCCCATGTCGCAGTACCGCCGACTGAATGACATCAAACTGACGCGCCGCGAGAACATCGCCGCCCTGGTGTCGCAGGCTATCGCGCTATGGCTGGACGTGCAGGAGGGGAAGGCTCACGTGGAAAAAGTTATATAGTTGGACACCAGACTTTCGCCACGAAAGGTGGAAAAAGTTATATAGTTGGACACCTACAGATTATTATATGATATGATATTATATTCTTCTTATTAAGAACTCTAAGAGGTATCGTATCGTATTATAGGGACTATGTAAAATCGCCTGTATATCGGGCTTTCCAACGGTCAAAGTGTCCGAAACTATTTCGCTGGGGGAACAATTATATTTTACTGGGTGAACAAAATTAGAGGTTTTGAAGATTATGGATGAACTGACGCTGATAAAAACGCCGAACTCGTATATCAAACTGGGGGCGACACGCACGCTGTTGCAACAGGACTCGCTGCTGATGGTGAGTGCCCACCTGCAGGAGTACATGAAGACATTCTTCGAGCTGGGGCTGCATCACAGCGGGGCGGCCGTGCGTCCGCTCTTCACGAAGTACGTGTTGGAGCATGGCATCCCGCCGTTCAAGATTTACCTGGCGGATATGGGCATCAAGGCACAGAACTACCAGACGGTACGCGAGGCTATTGCTGAAATGAACGTGATGGTGGAGCATGCCGAGCTGGACGACCAGGGGCGTAAGACGGGAGGTACCATCTTCTCGCCGGTGTTCAAGCAGTTCCGCGTGCCAGAGCATTACGGCTACATTGAGGTGGAGATAAACAACAATGTGGCGCAATACGCTTTTGATATGGCGCAGGGCTACATCAGCCACCCGAAGCTGATTGCGCGTTATGCCACGAAACGCTCGACACCGCCCCTGTACTTCAAACTGCTGATGGAGCATCGCAGTGTGGTGCGGCTGACGGTACCCGAGGTGAAGAAAGCCATCGGTATGGAGCCGTTTCGCGATGACAAGACGGGCAAGTGGGTGGTGCCATACGCCAAATTCGCCCACTTCAAGACAAAGGTGCTGGATGCGGTCAAAGCCGATCTTGACCAAATGGTGCAGGACGGTCATGCCGACCTAACGTTTACCTACGAGCCGATATACCAGGGCGACCGCAGACGGGGAGACCCATACTACATCGAGTTTATTGTAAAACGTGTAGGTCGCGAAAACCAGCAGCCCATAGAGGGCGACCTCTTCGCCACCGTCCCTGATGCCATTGTTCCCGACGCTTCTCCGTCGGGTCTCACCAAAGAGCAGGCTCAGGAAGCATGGCAGCGATGCTACATGGACTTCAAGTCGCAACTCGGCCTGTCTGGTGGTGACGTATGGTTTATGGATTATCAGAATGGTGTTGTGACGTTCAACTACGATCACAACGAGCCTGAATTAGCCGAAAGACTAACTAGCGGGGCTGATAGCGATATATTTGTAACTATTGTAAAAAGATATTTTGGTAAAGATTGTATGATATATTTTTGTAAAAGCGGCTAAATGATGTCATGTGCCATAGTAATGTAGAGAGCGTGTCTTATACTTCTGCCGCGAGGTGTTAGACACAAAGCCCCGCTGATAAATGCGGGGCTTTTCTATTTTCCAAATATTTTGTCTAACAAACGGAAGTTGTTCTCATTTATCACGGAGAAATCTTTTTTAATATAGATATCTGCAACTTCATAGCTTCCAACATGGTTTAAGGCTTCGTCCACGTCACCTTTCGAGAAGTGCATCAGGTTGCGCGAAAGCGTGGCAAACGTGTGACGAGCCTGGTAGAACTGCAGACCGTCGATGCCAATCTCATTACCAACCACTTTCAAGCCGACATTGATGGCGCGATTGAAATCCTCTGGAGAGCTATAGCGCTGATGGAAAGAAAACACATAATTGCTACTACGATACTTCTTAATGAGTGGTTTGATGACGTTATGAATATGCACTTCTATATAGGCATTGTCAAGACGTCGGTCCATCGTCTTTGTTCGATTGTATTTCAATATGTCGTGGGATATCGTCTTTACTGAATACATATCTACGGAGTTCATTCCCATTAGACAGAATGACAATATAAAGCAGTCGCGGGCCAATTCGGCACGACTATGCGGCTTACCTTTATAATTATATATAGCAAGCAGTTGTTCTATTGTCAGCGATCTTACACCCTTCTTCATCTGTTGCTTTGGTACGCGGTATCGCTGGAATGGGTCATTGCTGATAACGGTGTCGTAGTCGGTGTTATACCTTCGCATAGCCTCGCGGTATAGGTGACGCATCAGCCCCAGATAGAGTGATACGGCGCGAGGTTTATCTTTTAGATGTAGTTCGTAATCTTCCAGCAGCTTATAGGTGATATTCTTAAACGGCAACTTTCGCTTTCCGAGGAAACCTTCTATTGAGTTCAGCATCGTTACATAGTTTTTCTTACCCTTTATGTCAGTCTTCGTAATCCATTCGTCGGCAAAGACGAAAAAATCCAATTTTTCTTGGGTATGTGTTAGTCGCTCGACAATCTCCGTGGCATCCATCGTCTGACCGATGGCATCCAACTGCAGCGCATCCAGACGTTCTTGCAGTTCCCGTCGCTTTCTCTCAATCAGTTTTGCCTTTTCAGGTTCCTTAACACGCTTTCCGTTCGTCATCAACTCCGAGTCAGTCACGGATATACCAGTTGGAATGCGCTTCTTCGTCTTACCCTCGCAAATCAGAAACGATACAGGATGTAGTCGTTTCTTGTTCTTTTTTCCTATTTCTATTGTTATTGTTGCCATATCTTATATGTTTATTTGGCGGAAATCTGACGGAAATTTACTTATTTAAAACTGGAAAATATATCCAAAAGTGATATTCTGCTTCTTAATGAAAAATCCCTGCAAATGCTTATTTGCAGGGATTATTAGCTTGGGTGCCCGGTGGGACTCGAACCCACGACATTCAGAACCACAATCTCTGTAGGTAAAAGCGTCAGAACCTGTTTGTTTATTGTTGTTTTGTTATTTTAAAACTTTTATTTTGACGGAAATTTTACGGAATTTTATTTTTTATTGATGGGTGATTTCCTTCATCTGCAACGCCCATTTTGAATGGGTAATCCTTAATTACCTCATTAGTTTGATAGACTAACAGTTGACGTTTTAAATCAGCAATATATTCATTTAAGTTGTCTATAATAACTTGCTTGTCAGTTATCTGCTCTTCTTTGCTTTTTATTTGTTCCCGTAAGGTGCTTATTGTTTCTTCCTTTGCGGAAAGTTCTCTTTTTACCGAGGCTTCATTTTTTAATATTTCTCTTTTTAATTCCTCAATCTGCTCGTCTTTAACAGCTATTTTGGTATTGAAATCTATCATAGTGTCGTAGTCTGGCACGAACATTTTTGTTTGATTATTCGCATCTCTCGACATTTGGTGTGGCAAATCATCCGTGAGCATAATATCGCTTGTTCCACGTAGCCATTGAAGATTGAAGATGCAATGCGTGGCCGTTTGAAATTTGGTAATTGCATCCTCTGTAACATTTGTTTTAGCTGTAATAATACGAGATATAGTATCTTTTGATACACCCATTCTGTTTGCTAAATCCTGTTGTGTATGAATGTCTGTATTGCGTTTCAGGTAGTCAAATGCAGCCGCAAAATTATTATTTCTGCTGCTGTCTTTCGATTTTTTATCCCGATTCATAGATAGATACTTTTATTGTTAAACAATGATAAAAATAGACACAAAGCGACATGAATCTGCACGAATATCATTATATTTGCAACCGAAAGTACTAACGTAAACATCTACAATCGGGACAAAAGAATAGCCGTCGGACGCATAACGCCTTAAAATGCAAGCAGCAATGCCACTTTGCACATATTGACACTAACCGCAAAGATACGGCTTTCTTCCCGATTTTATATCAAATAACGTAAACTATTAAGTAAATTTATGATTTGCGAAAAAGTCGGAAGAGACGAATGGAAGAACCTTAGAATTGGTGAAACTGGTGTTTTTACACTACCTACCAAAGAGGCCTATGAAGCTGCTCGTGTGGCGGTCAGTCATCTTCGTAAGCAGGGGTATGTTTTTGAGCACCTGAAGGTGAAAGATCCGCTAACGATTGCTTATAGGCGGTTGAAGTGATTACTGCTTAATGTTAGTGTAAAAACCATTTTAAAAAAACCTGTGAATAATGAATATTGAACTAAAAGACCTATTGGAATTTGTAACCGATGCTGTGGACGCAGGGGTGCAGAAGTATGTGCAATCTTGCGACCCAGGTGCTGACTATATCAAGCAAGGGGAAGCCAAGCGCTACTTGCAGAAGTTAGGTTTTAAGGCTTCTATGCTTCAACATTGGGTTGACAAGGGTCTTTTAACGCCTATTAAGACGGGCGAAGCACAGAATGCCTCTGTGCTCTATTCGTTGGCTGATATTAAAGCTCTGGTCAGTTCTATACGGTTGAAGGGTATGACCAACACATCTAAACACGACTATATATAATAAAAAAAGGTATATGATATGATTGAACCGGAGGACTACAAGTTTCCGCACAAGGAAACGCCCAGGCAACGAACACCAGAAGAGGAAGCCAAAGCGGCAGAGACGTTGGCTTATTTAGAGAGTCTGCCGTTCAGACCTCACGGCGCAGAATGGTAAGAAGTATAAAACCATAAATATTTTACCTAAATAACTATAAAACATAATGGAACAGTTCTTTTTGTTATCTGGCAAGGATATAAATGCCCTTGGAGATGAAGGTTATATCCTTGGCTCGGCAAACCATGCAGCAGTTACTGACGATTTGCCGTTTGGAAGTAATACCATTATACTGTCGTTTGTTGCTGATGGCAAGGAACAACACGACTATGCTGTTTGTGTACCTGCGGACCACGTTGATGTCCTGGAAACATGTATTGGGAAAGAACCTGTGGAGGTATTTGTTATTCTTTGGCAATTAAAACATTAACAATTATGGAAAACAAGGATTTCACATATTGCAACGGCAAAGGGTGTGCGTTGAAAGATCAATGCAGACGTTATCAGGAAGGACAGCGCATCATTGCCAACGTCAATGGAGATACTCACCAATACTGGTGGATGGATAACTGTAATGAAGAGAACCGCGAAGGATATATCAATAATTAACCTAAAACATATAGATATTATGGAGTTTAATTCAAAGCAACACATGGTAGGAGGAGATATGATAACAAAAAACCTTCTGATAGCAAATTTGCAGGAAATGGTTTATCCCGCACGGCGATGGTATTCAAGATTGCCACCTTGGGAGGTATTAAGTTGACCGTGCCTCAGTTGAATAAGATTAAGGACGTGAATCCCCGTCAGCTCGAAAGTGTATATAATGAAGTTGTGCGCATGGGCGACCAAGGCAATGCCCGCTTCGCCCTGAGTTTGATACTAAATAAATAAAGAGACCTATGAATGTAAAAGTAAAATCAACTGGAAAGATACTCGATGTATATGCCTACGAGCGGGGAGAAAAATTTCAAATCCTTACCTACATCGACTACAGAACTAACACCATCTATAAGAGCGAGGACTTGGATCTTCTAAGTGACGAGGAAGTGGAGAACCTGCTGACCGAGCAGAAAGCCGAAGCCGACTATCAGGAGCGTAGCACCACGGCGGGCGATCGCGCTAATCAGTTGGCATGGGCATTCATTATTTTGCTCTGTGCGATGCTCATTGGCGGCAGTAAATACGCAGAGCCATACGTCATGGCGGCTGGTGGTATCTGCTATATGCTGCTGTCGGCTTTCCAGGGCTTGCGAACCGCTCGGCACAGTGCTGATACCTTCTGGATTATCAAGAATCGCATCAAGCGCGATGGCCTCCTTATCGACGACTATCCGCAGTGGGTGGGCGGCGGTGCCTGGGTGTTCTACTACTTAAAGATGGCGGTCATCACCGCTACGGCTACTTATGCCTTCTGGCATTTCATTGTACTGATATAGAGAAAAGAAGGAGGACTGACGATGCCGCATAAGATAGCACTCAACGGATTCGGAAGGCTGGGTAGGCTTGCGCTGATGGCGCAGACGTTGCCGCTCATGCCACCAGGAGCGAAACGTGTGTTCGAGGATGGCATAGAATCGCTGAAAGACGTGATTAACGAGAAGGACAATCGGAATGTCAGCCTGCGGATGTACCCGACACCAACCAGCAGGGAGTTCAAACTGAGACCGCCTGAGTCTGTCGTGACGGATGTCGTGGTTGACACGTCGGACATACCAAACCCACGATATCACGACCGCACGTTTCCGAAGGACTACGATAAAAAGAAAAAAGCTAAGCGTCGCCAGCAGAAGCAGGCACGCCGCCGACATTAATCAATAATTACAAAAATAAAGAATATTATGGCAAAAGAGAAAACTACCGAACATGCTTTTGAGATGCTCCAGGCTATCAAGGCAAAAGTGAATAACGACGTTATCAAGGATTACGAAATGCCCTCTCTGTGCAACATGGAAACAGGCAAAGAGACTGGCTTCGCTGTGATATTGACACTGAACACGAAGTATGATTACACGAACCGTGTTCTTGACGAGTGGAAGCAGAAGTTTGAAGCCGAGGACTACTACATCAAAGTGCGCCGCAACCAGTTGCAAGTGAGGTTTAACGTGATGTTTTGCAAGAAAAAGAAGGTGGCAAAACCTAAGCAAAAGCCAGAAACAAGTCACGCCGATGAATCATCGGTGTACGACGGTCCTGAAGGTGTGTGGGATAATAGATAAGGAGGACTGAATTATGTTGCACTGTTATCATTGTACCAATAACTGCACCTCGCACAGGGCAGAGTGTATTGATAAGGATGAGTGTAAGGGCTGGTATCTGTTTCTTACTACATCATCGAGTACCTGGCACGCCAAAGGTATCTGCGCCGGCATCAAGTTTGACGACGGAACATACGTGAAATACAAGCGTGGCGACTTCTACACCCGTGCCAACGACACCAAGATTGATGGTGAATGGTATATACCATCAATGGGACTGGAATGGCAACCGATGGAGCGGCCTTACGTGCCGACATGGAAAGATAAGCTGCGCAAGTTCTTCCTGAAGAAGGACTACCCCGAGAAGGTGGATGTACGCCCCGACAACAACACGATAGTTATTGCCAAGTACAGCGACGATAGCCACTACGAAATTATAGAGTATGCTAACCGCACTTGGGTTACGGAGTATTGCTTCCCGGTAAAACCTACCCAGTGGGCCTACATTCCAAAGTTTGTATTGGATATTGTAGATGGTATTATTGAAAAGAAGGAGGAGTGATTATGGGAAATTCTCCCAATTTTCCCCTAATTTCCCAAAACTGATAAAACTATGAAGAAGATAATGTTTAACGAGCAGTACGGACTGCAGACTGCAGTGCTGGAGCGACGCAAGACGAAGACGCGCAGGATTGTCAAATGGCCGAAGAAGTTCAAAGGCGTGGAGGACACGATGCTGGAGTTTCACCGCCGCCCTGGGGCTGACTTTTACTTCGACTGCGTAGTGTGCGATATGGACGGTCACGAACTTGGTCAGTTGCCATTGCCTTACGAGGTTGGCGACGTGGTGGCCATCGCACAGAGTTATAAGGATGCTGGTATCGAGCCATCTACTATTGTGAAAATGATAGACGAAGGTCAGAATATGTTTACACCAGTCCCAGCCATTGATTCTGCGGGTTGGAACAACAAGATGTTTGTCCTGGCCGACCTGATGCCGCACCATATCCAAATTTCTGACCTGTGGTTTGAGCGTCTGCAGGATATCAGCGACGAAGACTGCTTGAAAGAGGGTATTTACGTGCACGACCCAGACCCCAGCAATCCTAAAGCTATCGGCTATGCCTACGACGCAACACCCGGCACCAACGTTAAGCGATGGTGGTTTCATTCGCCCCGCGAGGCTTTTGCTGCTCTTATCAACCGCATATCTGGTCCCCGTACATGGGATGATAACCCCTGGGTGATAGACTATACTTTTGAACTGATAGATTAAGGAGGCCTGAACCTATGGATATACAAAAATGTATAGATTGCGAATGCTGCATACCAATGTTTGGTAGTGGTGGAATAAAACGATACCATTGTTGTTATTACCGTGACAAAATGATATGGGTAGCAAAAATAAGGAAATGTCCATAGAAAAAGGAGGTTTGATTATGATTGAAGAAGCGTATGTTTCCTTTGAGGTGGCGAAGTTGCTGAAGGCAAAAGGATTTTTATTGGAGTGTTGTTCGTTTGGTGTCTATGAATACGGACAATTCAAGTTGGCGCAATATCCTATGGCTATGAATGTTTTTGATGGCGACAGGGTGATTTCTGCGCCTACTCAGCAAATGGCTTGCGAGTGGTTGCGGAAGGAACACAATCTGAGTGTGGAGGTATATCGCACGGCTTGCGGATGGATAGGCTGCGTGGTGGCTATACCGAGCGGCACGGATATTAAGTTTCTCGAAGAGAATGGCGATGATCCCGCAAGTGGTCAATACACCACCCACATCAAGGCTTGTGAAGCGACAATCAAGTATTGTTTGAAAAATCTGGTTAAGGAGGACTGAGTATGCGTATAGAAAAGAAAACCGCCGAGGAATATAACAAGGAGGACAATGTATGACACGAACTGAATGGATATTGATAGGATTTCTAGCGGGTTTAATTGTGCTGACGTATATTCACACACTGCTTATACATCGTAAGTTGAACAAGTTGCTAAGAGCAATGGACGAGACCTACTATGAGGCAAGCTATGAGTTGAGAAATGCGTTAGATGGCACAGAACCTGACTATTTGAAGATGGATAAAATCAATAGGTTAAAGATGTGTCAGGCTATCTTTAGTATATTAGGTAGGGCAGTAAGTAAAAGTTAAGGAGGAGTGAACTATGAACATTTTTAAGAAAATAATACTGTGGCTGACAGGCAAAAAGAAGTGCTACTATCTGCATATTGCCTACAAAGCTCAATTCAGTGAATTTGAATGGCTTGAATCAGACAAGTTCTTTACCCTGCATGATTGCACGCTCGCTGATTTACGTATGTCAATTCAAAGATCAATAGAAAAAGAGAATGGCAAACAGGTAAAAACGTTATCTCTGGTCAATATCGCGGAATTGTCGAAAGGCTTGTTTGATATGCTGACGAAGAGTGAAACATTTGACAAATTATCTAAGTAACAATAAAACAATAGACGACATGGAAAAAGATGAAATCAAAAAAGGGAAGAAAGTTTGGTATCGTTCATTCGAGGGTGCAGAGCCTAAGCCTGCAGAGATCGTGAGCGACGAAGTGAGAAACGTATGTGGCACTGACTGTGCCTTTATCGACATCGTTTCTGGCTGTGTAGATATAGAGTTTTTGTCACCAAGAGATTAAGACGATTATGAAAATAATACAGATTTCAGACGAGGACTACGAGTTCTTGAAGGACTTGCAGCATGAATTGAACACTCAGACTAACGACGGCAATGCCGACCCTGTGTACTGGGGAGTGATGGAAACAAAGGAGGTGGGTGTGCCTGATGGTTGTGGCGACCAGAGGATTTATTTTGGTGATGGCGGCACAGAGGAATTAGAAAGTGCCGTGGCTTACATTGCCGAGTACGTTGTGGATGACGATAGCATCGAGAAGTGGAACGATGTTGATAAGACGGATATGAAAGCTGTCGTAAGATTCTGCCGTGACGTTCTCGGGATGAGCGGTGTGCGAATTGTTGACGTGGAAAAGAGGTCTGAGATTTCTCGTATGACTGGTGCGTTTATAACCAAGCGGGCCTGCAAGAAATATATCGAGCATTACGGCTACAACCACTGCCGTCCGCACACCTATGCCATGACGGCTTACCGAAACTTTGAGTTAGGACAACTGCTAAAAATCCTGAAAACGATGAATTTGAAAGAGCAGGAGTCAGAACCCCGCCGCGTTGACGATTCATCGGTGTGCGGCGAGTATGAGGAGTATGTTGGATAATAGATAAGGAGGGGTGATATATGGCGAAAATAGTAGAGGTGGCTGCTGCGTTGACCAAGTTAAATGATAGACAGGTTTATGAAATTGCGTATATAATGAAACCCGATACCGACATTAAAGACGCAAAAGAACTTTGTTATATAGCAGAAAAAGAAAGGAATTCCCCAAGTTCGCCAAAACAATATGGCATCAGTTTGTTGAATAAGAAACGTAGAAAGATATAAGCAATATGGAAAATTCAAAAATGGACAATGAGAGATGGAAGCAGGCCGTAGAGGCTGGGTCAAACAACCGTAACTACCGCCGCGAGCGTGGCTTTACTGAGACGCGCGATGATGCCTTTGTGGATGGTGTGCAGTGGGCCGACGAGCACCCGCGCAAGGGGCTGGTCGATTTAGATAACGTATGGCACGATGCGAGAAAGGAGAATCCGAACGATAGAGACCTGCTGATTGTGAACATTCCTGATAAGGATTTTGAAATCAACAGTTACCATATCGGCAGCTACTTTGGCTCTACTGGCTACTTTAGTAGTGGCGGATGGGTGAAGGAGTGGGACTTTATTTCAGAGTGGGCGTATGTCAACGACCTACTGCCTAAAAGATTAAAGAAGGAGTGACTATGCCAGGGAAGAGTAAGATTTATATTTTTGCTGGCGACCACAAGGTTGCCGAGGGCGAGGGGACGATAGAACCTAACGGAAAGTTCTGTTCCGCTCCAGCGCCAGAGGCATGGGGTAGGGAGGATGCCGACCCGATGCAGGAAATGATTGACGCTGTTGACAAGATGAATGTTCGGAAAAAGATGAAGATGCCAGAGTTGACGTTTAACGTGAAGATATCTAAGTCGAAGCTGCGCAAAATACGTCGTCAGTTTATGGGTAAGAAGCCCCGCTTGCCTCGCAAGTTGAAGAAGGCGGCACGGCACTCCGAGTTTGAGGTGTTCGACATGAAACCGATGGTAAATTCATCTACCGACCCCAAGAACGTTACTATGCAGTTGGATATTGACTATCGCCTTGTTATTCATCCTGCTGGCTATCCACGCACCAAATGGGTGCATCGCCTCGTAAACCTATGGAAACGCAAGATAGGACAGGCGCATCGTCAGGCTATCAAGGAAATGCTTTTCAAGCAATATCTCGATCAGCATCCAGGAATGCTCACCTACGAACCCGACACGTTAGGTCCGTCGCCAACAGCCAAGGCAATGGTTCAGCGTGGTGATGTTACGCTCGACACGTTCCAATCACACGAAATGGTTCTGGACAGAGGTCAGCAAAGCAAACTGGCAAACATGTTAAATCAATACGATAAGGAGGACTGACCTGTGATAGAAATACCAAAGTACACTGTGCCGACGTATGACCCGAAGTCAACAGCTGTAAACCAGCGGACTGACTTCACTCGGCGCATACCAACTGGACTGAGCGAGAAGCAGATGGGACGCGATGCGAAGATTATGATGCAGATAGTCAGGGCAGAGGGCGACCCAGACAAAATCATTGATATCTTCTGCCGAAAGGCTCACCTGCTGTCGAACCCCCGCTACTGGGAGGTGATGCGCACGGTATGGGTGGCTGCAGGGTCCACAGAGACCGCAAACATATTCAGAAAGATGATGCGGATGCCTCGACCATGCAAGTCGTGGTTTATGACACCAGAGGATGCCGCCGCGCTCGATGCAATGGAGTTCCCTATCACTGTCTATCGTGCCTACGATGCCGAGCAATATTCTGACGATGACCCAGGCATATCGTGGACGCTCGATGAACAATGGTGCCGTGGCTATGCCGAGGCAAAGGGCCGCGTAGTTAAGAGCCGTCAGGTGGAGCGCAAGGACATCTTTGCCTACATCACCAGACGTGGCGAGGAAGAAATAATCATATTATAAAGGTATAAGACTATGCAAAAGACAATTTATATCAGCGGCCCGATTACGGACCTGACGACGGGCCAGCCTCGTGAGGGCTGGCAGCAGGACTTCCTCGACGCAGAGGCAAAGCTGCGCCGCATGGGATTCGCAGTGATTAACCCCGTGGATATTGCACGGGAGGTGGAAGAAGCGAACAGGTGGCAATATGAATGCACATCGCATCCCTGCACTTGTAACGGCGAGCCGTTTCCGCCCACACGTGCCGATTACATCATGGCCTGCCTGCAGCGCATGAAAGTGAACCACACGTTTGACAGGCTCCACGGCGTGTATGTCATTGGTAAAGATTTCCGTGTTATTGTGCGCTCACACGGTGTGCAAATGGAGGTACTAATGGCCGAGGTACTCGATGTGCCCATCTATGCAGAATGCTTTGACGGCTGTCATGTTGACCACAATATTGTGATACAACCTGGGAACGGAATACTTGAACTATTAAACGACTAAAGAGTATGGAACATGTAAATCACCCAAAGCACTACAACCAGCATCCAGCTGGAATAGAGTGCATAGACATTATCCGTCACTATACCTGTGACATCGCCAACGCCATTAAGTACCTTTGGCGGGCTGGACTGAAGCCAGAGATGGGTAAGGAGGATGCCGAGAAGGAGATTGAGGACTTGAAGAAGGCACTGTGGTATATTGAGGACTTTATCGTCAATGAAAAACTTGTTAGCATGTACTACCGCTTCCGCAAAAATAACGCTGGTACATCGGCTAAGGATATAGCAGAATATACTATATACAGGCTTTCTGGTCACTCCATCGACGAAATCACTAAGCCTTATACAGAAAAAGTAGCTGATGCTATGCGATTGCTTTTAATTATTGGTGTAATAGATAATGACGGCAAGGTTTATCTTCCTGTTACATGGATGGCGATGCTAAACAAAGCCACCGATTCTATTCAATCCCGCATCCTTGATATTGAATGCTCGCTAACTGAGAAGGAGTTGAAAGAGACTGTGGACGTGCTGCATGGGTATGCCGTGGATGGCGAGGACTATGTGTCGAAGCCTGGGTGTGTGCGAGAGACGGAACCAGAGAAGTACGATCCATTGAATATGGTTGTGGCGTGGGGTAGGGTGTATAGCCTGACCGACGAGGTGCGACAGAAGAAGAATGGAGCACTCTATTCGCCGTGCGAGAACTGCGACCTGTGGAGCGAGTGTCACGACTGGCACGACATGCCCAACAGTATGCTCGACGAGAGCAAGTGCCATTATCTCTGTGCCCGCATCCACAATGCCAACGACCAACAGTATTACCGTGAAGTGGGCGTGGCCAAATATTCACCCAAGTTCGGCACCGTCGAGGTGGTGGACGAACTAAAAGAATCGGAGTTAGAACTCCGCGAGTTAGAGAAAACAAAAGAACAATAAAGTATGAGTACCAAGAATTATATCGGAATGGCTGCAGCAAAGACCGCAGAAAATATCGACCGCGAGCAGTTGGAAATGGACGTAGCACGCTGTTCAGGTTTTGTGAAGATGATGTGTGGCGTGGCCAACAACTGTGCCATTAGCATTGTAAACTGGTGTCGTAGTGAGATAGCCGACATTCGCCGTGAAGAGAGCTACAAGCAGCGCCCCCGCCAGCCGCACCCAGGCTATAAGCATAAGGCTAAGAAGCTGTTCACGCAGTTCTTCCAGGAGTGGCACGCCATGGAAACATCGCTGCTCTATCCCACGACAGGACATGTGCGCTTTTTCCACGTTGCCGACATGGACGAAGAGACACGCAAGCGCTACGGCAATATGACCGATGCAGAATACTTCGAGTTCTGGAAGGGAACCGGCGTGCTCGCTTTCGAGAAGTCGAAGCCACTGGTCACTTCGTTGCAAAACAAGTTCCGCCTGTCTCTGGAGCATCACGGCGTGAAGAACGCGCAGCAGACGGCATGGGCTATGACAGGCGATGCTGTCCTGCACTTGGCAGTAGAAACATGGTGTCGCACCATGCGTTCCTGTCAGGAAGTCCTGCCCATGCTTGAACTATCCTACATTGAGAAGCTGTGGCTTCCGTTCTCCCCGCAACGTCCGGCTAACACCTGGCGCAGGGCAATACTATCGTTGGCACCCGAGGCCGACGGCTACAAACTGGATAGCGACGAAGAGCGCAATATCACGTTCGGCATACAGCAGTTGCGCGACCTATGGATATCACCCGATCTTCCGTTCGATGCCATCATTGCTGCTGTCGAGGACTACGACGAAGATATCTTCCGCACCCGTGGCGAGGCCAAGAAGAGTGTGCGCGAGTTGGCTAAAATGCGTAATAATGCTATGGAGGAGCTAAAGAGATGAGATACAAAGGGTCACGATACAAGGACTATCCCAGCATGAAGCTGCGTGGACTGAAACCTATTGTGCGTCGTGTGGCGATGATACAGACGTGGCGCACCAGTTATGGACCGAAGGGCGAGGAGACACAGCACATGACCATCGAGTTGCACGGTGCTGTAAAGGCGATGATAAGAAGAGTTATAGATCCATTGCGAAACACACTCTATAAGGACTATACTTTGGAGTGGGAGCCGATGATGCTCTGGCTGAACGGCAGGTGCAGCAGGACGCTGGTACTGACGATAGACAGCCCAGATTTACACCGTCTTAGTGTTGATGAGTGGTTGACGCTTGTCAAAGATCGCATGGAGCGTCTTTTTCTCTGCCGTGTGAAGGTGTTTACAGACTACAATCGTTTCCTCAATGCTTGAAATTTTGTCCGAGGACTAAAAATGAATTATATAATTTTGGAACAGAAATAAAAAAGGCGATATGATGATTCTTATTCTGAACAATAAATGGATGTTTGTGCCCTGTTCTGTGCGTGGTGTGTGCAGAAATAGGGATGGTATTGGTGATAACTTGTGCGAAAATGCACGAGAAATGCACGCAGTTTCGCACCGAAAAAAGCATAAAAATAAACGATGTAAATGCACTTAATATCGTGCAAACTATGTGCTTACCTATCCCCGTTTGCATCCCGTTTTTTGCACGGGTTTCTGCACGGGTTTTACCACAATAATAATAAGTTTTTTCTCTCTACAAACTAAATATATTTATTACTATGTCACGCAAACGTAACCCTTATTTGCCGCTTTACACACGCGACATTATGTCATCTCCGCGCTGTCGTGCGCTGAGTTGTCAGGCTACGGGCATCTACCTCTGGCTGCTGTGCAGGCTCAACGAGCCTCCGCAGCCGGGGGCTTTTCGGCTTTCCTACTGGGAGGCGCACCCAACATGGAAGCGTTCGCTCACCCAACAATGTCTTGCAGAACCCTCTAAATACAAGCGTTTGCAGTACTTTGCACGTTACCTGGCAAAGAACGATTTGCCGTGGGATCGTAAGGAGGTATTGGACGGTCTGCAGGAGCTCTACCGCATGGGTATTGTGGTGGTCGAGGGCGACATGCTGGTGCAGCCTCGCATGTATAAAGATAATGGTTTTGAGTTGCCCGATCTCGATAACGACGGCGACCCAGAAGGTACTATTTTGGACGACGCCGCCAGCGGCTCGATGGCTGTTAAAGACGGAGAAAAATTAAGTGCAGAAAAAGGTGCAGAAAAAGGTACCGAAAAAGGTACATTAAAACGTACCAAAAAAGTACAAAGAAAAGCACCTGTTTCTCACGCGGGCGCGTCACACGCTGAGATTGAGATTGAGAATAATAATAATAGTATAGTAGTAGAAGATAGTAAGAAGCGGAAAACGCAGAAATTCACCCCGCCTACGCTCGAAGAGGTGCAGGCTTACTGTCAAGAAAAGCAATACACCTTCGATGCGGTGATGTTCTGGAACCACTACGAGGCTAACGGCTGGGTGCAGGGCAAGGGCAAGCCTATTAAGTCGTGGCGGGCTTGCTGTGCCACTTGGCAGCAGCGGGAGGTAGAATTTACCCACCCGTCACCTAAAAGCCCGTCAGCGGGCGCGAAAATGCGTCCTGGGGCATCTGTACCGCTTACCGATGTTAAACCCGATAAATATAAAGATAAATGGTGAAGCAACCTATTGAGATAGCGAAGATGCTGGGTCGCAAGGCTACTGACATGGTGCGCCGCGACGAGCGCGTGCATATCGCCCTGCCCAATGCCCGCCAGTTGCTGCTGGAGGGGTTGGCCGAATACTTGGGCGACCAGGCCATGTGGATTGACGAGTACGAGGAGGTGGCTCGGTGGCTTAGTAATAATAATGGTAAGGGGCTGATGCTGATTGGTCGTCCCGGTCGCGGCAAGACGGTGCTCATCCACCACGTGCTGCCCCAGTTGCTCAACCGCTACTGCCGCCTGTACGTGAACTGCTACACGGCACTGGAGCTGAACGAGTATGACATTGATGCCAAGGGCAAGGCCCATTCGCGCTACGATCAGATTCGCCGTGAGAACAAGATTATCTCTCTCGACGATATAGGCACCGAGCCCGATGCCAACGTTTTTGGCGAGCGTCACTGCTATTTCTCCGAGTTGGTGGATGAGTGTGAGCGCAAGCAGAAGTTGCTGCTCGTTTCTACCAACCTGAGCAAGCAGGAGCTGTGCGACCGCTATCAGCTGCGCACCTTCGACCGCCTCACGGCCATCACCCACCGCGTGTTCTTTGCCGAGGGCGACAGTTTCAGACGATGACTCACTAATAACTCACTAATAACTTAAAAACCACTTATAGACTATGATTCACTACGGCAAGAACCCACAGGGAGATTTAGAACTACGAGCCACCGACAGCGATGTGCTGGTTATCTACCGCATCATCTGTCAGGCAGGATTAGAGGAGAGGCGCACACTGCATCCCGTGAAGTCGATGATAGAGCGCGAGTTTGAGGACTTATTAAAACAAGGAGGCTGACTATGCTGCTATGTAAAGGCCGCGGTTGCCATTACCGCAAGACCTGTCGCCGCTATGTGCTGGGGCAGACCGTCAATAAGTTGCCGAAGTCTTCCGATACCAAGACCGATGGAAAGACGGACACGTGGATAGATCATTGCCACGACGCGAAGAAGTTTGAAAAGTTTAATCCTTAAATACTTTATTACATTACAATCATGCAAAACGAAATTACGATTGATGTCGCAGGGTTCCGCAAGGTCCTCGACATGGTGAAGGGCTGCGTGCCCGCAAAACCGAATCTGCCAATCCTGAGCGATGTGAAGCTGGATTGGAACAAGCAAAAGAACATGTTCACGCTGTCGGCCACGAACACCGACCAGCACATCCAGGTGGAGTGTGCCGAGCGCACGAAGACGGACGACGGCACACGGGTGGAACAGTGCGTACACATGCTGAAAGAGGACCCGAAGGAGGGTTGGCGCCCCGTATGCCTGCCCTACGCCGCCCTGCAGGAGGCGTTCAAGTTGCTGCCTGCCGCCCGTCGCTGCATGGTGACGCTGACGGAGAAGCAGGACGGCACGGTGCGCCAGATGCTCATCGACTATCAGGACGGCAAGCTGTCGTTGCCCTTCGAGCCCGCCGACGAGTTCCCCGAGCCGCCCGCCGTGGCTCAGGACGGCACGGAGGAGCACCAGTGCCGCTTCCAGATGGCCGCTCAGGAGCTGATACCCGTGATGCGCCGCGCCAAGACCTGCACTGCCGACGATGAGTTGCGCCCCGTGATGAACTCGGTCTGTCTCGATTGCTTCATCGACAAGATGGTGGTGGTGGCTACGAATGGCCATGTGATGATGAAGTACGTGCTGGAGACCCCAGGCTACATGCAGCAGGTGGGCTTCCCCGTCACCGCGAGCGCTTGTCTGCTCATTCCGAAGCAGGCCATGCCCAGCGTGGTGGCAGCCTTCTCCGGTGCCGACCGTCTGACCGTCAGTGCCGACACGCAGCGCATCCAGCTCTCCACCGACGGCGTGACCTTGGTGACGCGCTGTATCGAGGGCCACTATCCTAACTACGAGAGCGTCATCCCCAAGGACAGCCCCTACCGTGTGCAGATGAGCCGCGACACGCTGAAGATGGCGCTGCGCCGCATCCAGTTGTCGGCCAGCTCGTCGTCAAACATGGCCACCTTCCGTGCCGATGCCGGAGCCTTCGTCATCTCTGCCGAGGACTACGACTTCAGCCGCGAGGGCTCCGAGCGAGTGCCCGTGCAGCAGACCGACGCTTTCCTGCCCGACGGCTTCACTATCGGCATGAAGATCCAGAACACGCTCGAACTGCTCGACCTGCTGGACGAGGACAACATCTGCCTCTACTTCTCCGACCCCAGCCGCGCCTTCCTCTTGAAGAACGAGAGCCCGAAGGCGCAGAACGTCACCTTGCTGCAGATGCCGATGCTGGTGAATGGCGAGGGGGCGACGGAGTAGTGACACACGGGGACTGTCCCCTGTGTGAGAAGCGAAAGCGGATTGCATGGGGACTGTCCCCTGCGTGTCGCATCGGTCGAAAGAGCGAAATAAAGAACGAACACGAATTTCACGAATTAAACGAATTATGACGATAATGACGAAAAAAGTGACGAATTGTTTGGTTGTATGGATAATTATGCTTATCTTTGCAGCGTCAAATCAAATTAGCGACACGAAGTCGCTGCTCAACCGAGGCAGCGTTTTTTGTGGCCATACATCGTTGGTAGAGAAAAGCGAACCCCTGCAAAGGGCGAACTATATTCTCGGCGGCAACCGCGTTGGGTACTGGAAACAGCCCAAGGTCTCAGCTAATTTGAACCTGACAGCGCGTAGTGCCGCCGTTCTTTTATTGTCAAACGTCAAATCAGATTAGCAAAATGGAACAGGACATTATTTACAACGAGGACTGCTTGCAGGGCTTGAAGCACCTGCCTGACAACAGCGTCGATTGCTGCATCACGTCGCCGCCTTATTACGCCCTGCGTGACTATGGTGTAGAGGGTCAGATTGGTTTGGAGGAAACTCCGCAGCAGTACATCGACCGACTGACCGAGGTATTCATGGAAGTGCATCGGGTATTGAAGCCAGAGGGCACGCTGTGGATAAACATCGGCGATAGTTACAACGGCAACAAGAAGGGCAACACCGAGACGAACAAGAACAAAAAGGTCGCCGAGACCAGCCACTTCGAGAAGAAACTTTGGAAGGAGTGTAAGCAGAAAGACCTAATCGGCATACCTTGGATGCTGGCGTTCTCGTTACGCAATGAGGGATGGTATCTGCGGCAGGACATCATTTGGAACAAGCCGAATGTGATGCCTGAACCAGCCACCGACCGATGCGTCAAGGCTCACGAGTATATATTCCTGCTATCAAAGTCGGAGCGTTACTATTTCGACTACGAGCAAATCCAAGAGGAAGCGACAACGCATGAGAACCGCCCCGCTGGTGTCGTTTGCAATCGCAAGTTCGGCTACGACAGCAAGCAGAACCAGCACCCCGAAGCCTATCTGATGTCGTCAGCCGACAAGACTGGCGAAGTGACCGAGGCAGATATGCCGACGGGCAAGCGAAACAAGCGCGACGTGTGGTCGGTCAATACGAAGCCCGACCTTAACGCTCACTTCGCAGTCTATCCCGAAGAACTCATTCGGCCTTGCATCCTCGCTGGTTGTCCGAAAGACGGCATCGTGCTCGACCCGTTCATGGGAAGCGGTACAACGGCTCGCGCCGCCCGTCGCTGGGGTCGGCATTACGTCGGCTTTGAACTCAATCCCGATTACGTCAAAATTATCGAGAGAAAAGTGCAAGTCGCCGTTGACCTCTTTGCAGAGTAATTCGTTTAATTCGTGTAATTCGTGGTCGAAAACAAATCCCCTCAATCCGTGTAATCCGTGTTAAGCTATCGCTTGACTTTGCTCACGCTCGGCATAACTGATGCAAGCATCGTCCTGCACTCGCTTAATCGCAAAGTTCGACAAAAACAACGATATGACAAAAGAACAATTACAAGAAAGGCAGCGTCAACATGCCCGACTTCCGCGAGTGGTGCGCCCTGCTCGAAAAGCACGGCTACCAGAACTTCCTCGCACCCCAGTTCCCCTACCCCTGGGGCAAGGACAAGCGCGACAAGAAGACCAAGCCTGGCATACTGAACTCGAAGCACTACGGCGTGGCCCAGAACCGCGAACGGGTCTATATGCTCTCCGTGCGCCGCGACATCCTCGGACCCTCTGAAAGAGTTGCGGGCGAATACTCACCCGCGACCCAGTACGAGTTCCCCCGACCCTTCGCCCTCGACACCTGCATTGCCGACGTGCTGGAGGACAACGTGGACGAGCGCTTCTTCCTGAAGCCCGACTCGGTCATCAAGTTCCTCACCGTCAACGAGGCCACCGACGGCAGCGACATTCACTATATGGTAACGGACCACAAACTGACGGATGAGGAAATCAGGGAGGCAAGGAAGGGATGAGTTTTTTACGAACACGAATTACACGAATTTTTCATTAACAAACAATTAGGCGATATGAACAACGAACAAGAGAAAAGGACTGCGCCGAAGTTCGACGCAAAGAAGAGTAGTAAGACGGGCGACGTGCTCGCCTCGTTGATAACCGGCACGATTGCGAAGACCCAACCGCAGTCGATAGCCGAGGGCTTGCTGATGATGACGCTGGCTATTGGCCGGACGTTGCAGGTGCTTGGCACGATTATGGGCTGCGACCCGAAAATCATGTGCAAGGACTTCTGTGCAAGTCTGACCAAGTATTTCGAGATGGGCGGTGACGGACGCATTGACGATATTGCAGCCGCTATGAAGCAAAAAGGTAGTTAATCTATTAAACATTTAGGCGATATGAACAACAACATGAAGAATTATCCCTCACTCGAAAACTTAGAGGGTAAGACAGTGGACGAGCTGATTGCATTACGTCAGCAACTTCGTGAAGTGCGCGACAATCAGCGCGTGACGATAGCCGAGGAGATTACGGCAAAACAAAACGAACTCCGACGCGAGAGTATTAACGAACGCCGCATCTTTGACATTCAACTGAACGAACTGAAACGCCAGTTGGAAGAGATAGGCGACAAGATGGGCGCACCTGCCATGAGAGTCAAGGCCGCAGAACTCCGCGATAAGATTAGCGAACTGAAGTACCAGTTCAACATCAAGGTTGCCGAGCGCGACCATCGTGAATGTGTCTATGCCAACGAGCGAGTACGTCGCCAGTCGCAAAGCCAGCTCGACTACGAGAACGCAGAGATTGAGGTCTGCAAGGCCATCCGCGACAAGGACGGATTCAGCCAGTTAGGTTTCAAACAGCGTAAAGACAATGGCGAAGAAGGTCAACAGTAAGGGTGTTCGCATCACCCGTGAACTACTGGCAAAGGCGCTGACGTGGCACTGCCCTCGCTACACCAAGCAGGGCGGCCACGGCGCACCGCCTCACGCTTGCGACAACTTCGACGGCACCTACGACTGCTGCAAAGGTCCGTCGCAACTCTGCTCACAGGTATTCGACATCTTTCACACGATGGCAAAGATTCAGAACGGAGAAATAGACGTGATGTAATATGGCTGACCTACGAGTGACTATTGCCGAGCGCGACCTCGGCGACTTCTACCGAATGTTGCGGGACTTTAGGCGAAATCGTGGCAACACGTTCGCCTACCTGCAAATCGAACTTGAACAGCGATACCCCAAACTGAAAGAGAGATATGGAACTACACCTGAAGATTAACGACGTGGTGGGCATGGACGACCAGAAACGCCACATCCTGCGTGTCGATGACGAAAGCCTGCGCACGGCACTCATGGAGCACCCAGGCTGGCTGTCGCAGAACGTCGTCAAGGAATGGCTCTTGAAGCACAACACCCGACTGCTGAACGAAATCATCGAAGACCCGACGCTGCGCAACAACATCTACATGGACGAAAAGGCCAAGCGTGAAGCGAAGTCAGAACGTCGTGAGCGTCATCGTCAGTTCGAGATAGAGAAGCGTCGCCGTCAGGAACAGCATCAGGCATCCATTGCCACCCGTAAGGCTCTCGACTTCTACCGCGACATTCTCGGCATAGATGAATAATCGTGTCGATTTATGCAGATTCGTGTCGATTCGTGTCGATTCGTGTTCTGTCCCCTGTACCACCCCATCACCCCCGATTTCGTACCTTTGCCCCCGACACGATGTCCGACCCTCTCGCGACAAAGTTCGTACCTTTGCGATTGTCATCGCAGACCCTGCTCACGTTGCCTGCGGCGAGTTACGTCACGACTCGGGATAGTCGATGCTGAGCATCACTCTCCGCTCGCTGCTCCGTAACTTCGACAATGTTCAAATGCGATTTGACATTGTTCTCGCTCAATCGCAGCGTTAGCAGTCGGAAAAACAAGAGTCACGTGACAATCTCGGAACTGTCACCGTGACAATCTCGGAAAAGTCACGTGACAATATCAGAATAAGCTGGTGCGGCGCTTACACCGAAGTCCGCGAAAAAACAACAATAAAAAACAATTTTAGCATTATGGCAGAATTGAAACTCAAAATCAAGAAACAGCTGATGAAGCGCAAGGTGGACGGCGCAACGCTCACGGGCTACATCGGCAAGGTAATTACCAACGGACGCAAGTCGTTCGACGAAATCGCCCGCGCCTCGGCCAAGAACACCACGCTGCACCCCAAGGAGGCCTCGCTGGCCGCAGAGCTGCTGCTGGAGGGCGTCGCCGAGCAGTTGCAGCAGGGCTACATCGTGGACATGGGGCCGCTGGGCGTCATCACCCCCGCCGTGAACACCCCGTGGAAGCAGGATGCCGACGAGCTGCAGCTCAGCGAGATGCGCCCGAAGGTGAACTACAAAGCCTCGGACGGCGTGATGGCTGCCGTGAAGAGCGCCAGCCTGGCCTGGGCCACGCAGAATGACGAGCAGAACGGCACCGAGGCTCCCGCTGGCGACGACGACGTAACCACGCCCAACACCGAGAACCCCGGGCAGGGCGGCGACGGCGGCCAGGGCGACGGAGGCATCGAATGATGTCTGATGGCTGATGGCTGAAGGCTGAACGAGGAAGCCCCGCCCAGCGGTGGGGTTTCCTTTCAAAAACAATTTTTTAGGCGATATTTTTTAAAGGCGATATGAAAATAACAAGACAATGGGCGATGCCCTCGATGCACACGTTCACGATTGAACCGATACGGCAACTGATATGTCGGTACGTCAAGGACGGCAAGGGATGGATTGACCCCTTTGCTGGCGAGAACAGCCCAGCGGAGATTACCAACGACCTCAATCCAGAGAAGCCTGCCAAGTACCACATGCACGCTCTCGACTTCGCAAAGATGCTCGACGGGCAATACGACGGCTGTCTGTTTGACCCTCCGTATTCGCTGACACAGGTCAAGGAGTGCTATGCAAGCATCGGCTGTGAGGACTTCATGTCGCAGGACGCAAGCCATTTTCCTTACGACATCAAGCGCGAGATAGCCAAGCGTATTAAGCCCAACGGCATCGTCATCAGTTGCGGTTGGAATAGCGGCGGTTTCGGCAAGACGCTCGGCTTCGAGATGATAGAGATACTGCTCGTTCCTCATGGCCGCACCCACAACGACACCATCGTGACGGTCGAGCGTAAAGTACCAACATTATTCGATAACGTATGAAAGAAATCGTAATCACACTGGCCGACATCATCGGTTGGGCCATGTTCATAGGGCTGTGCGCCATCGTGCTCGCCCTCGTCATAGCCGCCGTTGGCTTCATGCTGTTCATCGCGTGGCAAATCGTCTGCGAAGTGTTCAGCATCGGCAAAGGCGAGACGTTCATCGTCACACCCAAACTGCCACCGCCACCACCTCCGAAGAAATAATCCGCTCAATCCGTGAAATTCGTGTTCAAACAATAAAACAACCCTATGGCAAAAGACTGGAACGGCAACGCCGGCAGCATCTTCAAGACGCTCGGCGCATCGAACCACACCGAGAACGAACGCCAGGCCGACGACTTCTACGCCACCGACCCCGTGGCCATCGACCTGCTGCTCGACTATCCCCACATCCACATGCCCCACGGCGTATGGGAACCATCCTGCGGCAGCGGCTGTCTCAGCCAGCGACTGCGCCAGCGCGGCCACCACGTCGTATCAACCGACCTTGTGGATCGCGGCTACGGAGTGGGGGGGTAAACTTTTTCGAGCAACAGACGATGCCCGACCACTGCCAGGCCATCGTCACCAATCCCCCCTACAAGTTCGCCACCGAGTACGTCATCCACGCCCTCCGACTGCTGCCCACCGACGGACTGCTCGCCCTCTTCCTGAAGACCACCTTCGCCGAGGGCAAGGAACGCTACCAGCGCATCTTCGGAGTGACACCCCCCGCACTCATCCTGCAATGCTCCGAGCGAGTGCTCTGCGCCAAGAACGCCGAATTTGACAAGATGCGCCAGGCAGGCGGCTCCGCAGTCAGCTACGCATGGTGGGTGTGGCGCAAGGGCTGGCGTGGCGACACCCACCTCGACTGGATAAACCACCCCTCGGCGCAATATGCGAAACAGTTAGAATTGTTTTAAATGAGCAGACGAATATGACTTACGACAATGCAATCATCATCAACGGCGAAGTGTACGTGCTCGACGATGGCTTCGACGAAAGCAACGACTGCGAAGGCTGTGCGCTGCGTGACAAATGCTGTGGCGGTTTTGATCTGATATGCTCCACGCTGTTCGACGCAGGGCAGGGCAAGCACTTCATCAAGGCCGACATGCCCGAACCCGTCTTCTGGCACAAGGGCGAGAACCCGCCCAGCGACGACCGCCCCGTGATAGGCTATTGGACCGACTACCCAGAAGAGGGATGGACTGAGCCGTTGTACTACAGCAACGGCGAGTGGTACAATGCCGACGAGAACGACTGGGCAAGTCAGCGAAAGGGTGGCCCCGACTTTTGGATAGACCGACCGCAGTACGATAAGGATGAACACGAGGAGTAGTAATGCCCCTTGGCGTAAGCCGCTTCCCCGATGGGCGGGGACGCTCGAATGTGAAATCCGTGGTCGTCATATTGCCCCTTGCATTATAGCCGTCCCCCGATGGGCGGGGGACTCTAAAGGTGTGATAGGCGCAAGGGCTGGCGTGGCGACACCCACCTCGACTGGATTAACCACCCCTCGGCGCAATATGCGAAACAGTTAGAATTGTTTTAAACCCAAAAATAAAAAAGATTATGGCAAATTTCAGTGGAACAATGAATCTCATGGGCTTCAAAGGAGCCAAAGTGTTTACCAATCTCGACCAGCAACGGCCCCAAATGGCCTGGGTCTGCATACCCGTGCCCTACAACGACATCCAACTGTCGCAGGACGGCAAGTATGCCAATGCCCGCGTGTTCATGGCCGAGACCAACGACAAGTTCAAACAGGCGTGCATACAGCGCAAGCAGCAGTCGGGCGACGACATGACCGGCTACATGCCACCCTCGCACCAGATGGAAGTGTCGTTCTCGCCCGAGTTCCGCCAGCGGGCACTCGAAGCCGCCCGTAAGCGACTGGTCAGCGAGCACCCCGAGTGGACCGGCGCCGACCTGGAAGACCCCGAGCACAACACCGACCTAAAGAACGCCATGTACGATGCCGTCCGCTGCCGACTGGGAAGCATGTACTGCCACCAGCGCCAGACCGTCAACGCCTCGCCCGCCAACACGGCGAATATCAGTCAGGCACAAGGAGCGCAGTCGTGGCAGGAGGGCGCACCATTCCCAGAGCAGGAAAGCGACGATTTGCCGTTTTAAGAGAAATTCACGCCGCCAACGAGCGGCATAAGTTTAACCAATAAAAACTGAAAGATTATGGAAGTAACAGTAATCGACCTGCTGAAACAGATGGCCGTCGCCATCCCCAGCATCATGGTGGGCACACAAGCCATCACCGCCGCCATTCACGGCGCCTTCAGAATCACCAACCAGAACGCAGTACATGCCCTGTCGTGGATCATCGCCACGCTCGCCGGACTCGGCTTCGTGGCCTTCAACGGCCTGGACTTCGGACTGCCCGAGGTGTGGAACTACATCATCGGTGGCGTATGCGGTCTGATTGTCGGCGGTGCCGCCAACGGCGTGTACGACTGGCCTGCCGTGGCCAAGATTTTCGACGCCATCACCGCCCTGTTCGGATTGAAAAAGTAACTACTACGCGGGATTGATACCCCCGTCTTGATTACTTTAATCAGGAAACCGACAAGCCAAATCGGGGTTACGCCAAAGGCACCGTAAGGAACTGTCGGTTTTTCTTATGTCCGTGAGTAAATGACGGAATGTGCTACCTTTGTCATCGAAACAACGAAATAACGAAATATGTTTGGAAAGAACGACACCCGCCACATCGACCTCCACCTCCCGCAGTCGTGGAACCACTGCACCACCGACGAACTGGAAGCCATCGCCGCCGCCATCATTCAGGAACAGCAGCGCGTGGACCGCTACCATCCCTTCGACTGGAGCAGGGTGAAACTGAACGTGGTGCTGGCCATCAACAACCTCACCCCCGACCCCTCTCCAAAGGGCGAGGGGAGTGAGGACCAGGGATGGTTGGTAAGGCGACCGCAGGACAAGGAGCCGTGGCCCATCTCAACAGGTCAGCTCGTAGCACTCACCGAACGGATTGCGTGGATCGACGACGAGAAGAGCGACAAGACGGTGTTTATGTTTCCGTACCCGGAACTACGTTTGGTTAATGGTTCATGGTTAAAGGTTAATGGTTCTGACGGCGGTAGCAAACTCTCCACTCTACACTCTACACTCTCCACTATAATCGGTCCCGCTCCGCTTTTAGACGGTTACACGTGGCGCGAATACCGCTGGCTCACCGACTGGATGCAGGAGTATATGCGGTGCGCCAATGCCTTGGCGCAAAGTAAGACGGAAGACGTAAGAAGGAAGAACCAAGCCGCCCTCGACACCGCCCGCAACGAGTTCTTAGCCGTGCTGTTTAAGCCTACCACATCAGCCCTCAGCCCTCAGCCATCAGACATCTTTGAGGACTTCTCCCCCGTGAAATGGCAGGTCATCCTCTTCTGGTGGTCCTCCCTCATGGCCCAGCTCGCCAAGAAGTTCCCCAAGGTCTTCAAGCCCCAGCCCGTCGGCAAGCACCGCCGTCCGCAGAAGGCCGACACGCCGTGGGATTTTTACAACCGCGTCACCGCCACCATCCAGAAGTACATCGGCGGCCTGTCCTCCTCCGATGTCGATAACCAGCCCTACGGCGTCACCCTGCAGCAGCTGGAGATGATGGCCGACGAAGCCGCCGAGTTAGAGAGAGCAAAGTCAAGGCATCCTTGAACTTTGCCGAACGAGAGGCGGTTCGACGTTAAAGTCAAACTGCCGAAATGGAAAAGCTAAAGCACAAGAAACCGTAGAATTTGACGATTTGACGATTTCACGATTGGACGATTTCACGATTTGACGATTGGACGATTTGACGATTTCACGATTGGACGATTGGATGATTTGAAGATTGCCCGTAAATAGTAAAATAGTAAAATAGTAAAATAGTAAAATAAAACTATGCACAGCCATTTAGCAATCATAGGAAAGAACGGCGAGCTGGCCCTGAAGCCAGACCAGTCTGTCAACATCACCGAGAAGAACCCCATGTTCAACGACGTGGAGATGTTCTCGCAGACGTTCCAGTTGCCGTTCGACAAGAACCGCCACCTGTTGAAGAATATGGAGGCCCGCGACAGCAACATGCGAGCTGTTGACGTGGAGGGCGAGCGTTTCCGCATCGTCATGGACGGCATACCCGCCCGCACCGCTACGCTGAAGGTGCAGGATGATGTGGTGCTCAACGACTCGATAGACGTAAACCTCGATGCCACCAACCGCACCTTCAAGGATATGATTGCTGACATGAAATGCCGCAATGTGTCGGTAGATGATGACATCCTGATAGGCGAGAAGATAGGCGATGTGAACCTGCATGTGGAATATCAGACGGTGTGGCGACAGCGCATACAGGTGGATAGACAGTCACCTGGTGATCCTACCGACCCCTCAGAGCAGTGGACACACGAAATCGGAGTGACGGAAATTACGGAGAAACCGAAGACTATTGACGGCACTTTCCAACCGCCAGTGCTCGGTTTCAGCTACCCAGCAAAATGTGTCACGCAGCGGGATGGTATTCAGGCAGTGGCTAGCCCGAACTCGTTGACGATTGACGGCACGAATATCATTACACCTGTTGTTGATGAACTGTATATCAATACCAAGACACCCTACGGCTCGACCGACGAGAGCGGCAAGACGTGGCCGTTCTGTAACTCACGCATCTGCTATAGTCACCACGACAAGGAAAACGACGGCAATGGTAATTACGAGACGGCGGAGGCCTTGGTGCCCAATGGTGCTGCCACGCCCGACGATAAGCATAATTTCGGACCCTATTGGGTACTCGATGCCGATCGGCCTGCAAGCGGAATCTGCTTCTACGTGGGTTATTTCCTTGAAAGACTGTTCAAAGACCTTGGTATGGCCTATGACATGACAGCACTAAGCAATATAGACGACTTCAATTACCTGTGTTTCTTCACCACATCGTGCAAGAGCCGTGTGGAGAACACGTCGCTTCAACTGACAAGCGTCGAAGACATCAACAAATGGCTCTCGTCGCGTGGTTGTGGCGGGCAGTTGAGCATTGACTACAACAATTTAAATCAGGAGGTACTACTTAACACCATCGACCAGTCGAGCGACGACTATCATAAGTATCTCACGCTGTCAGCTGCCGAGGTGCAGTCGTGCGACAACGCAGTGACGTTGGAAAATGTACCCTTTAAGCCTTCGTATCATATTCAGATGGAAAACGGTGACGGCAGCGTAGGTCCGCTTGTTACATTAAGTCCATGGCCATGTATTTATGAAGGAATGACATATCATATTGACCGCACGTATAGTGTGTCGAGTGTCAATGCTCAGTCAGTATCGGCATACGTTCAGAAGATGTATGCCACGAGCGACAACTTCCCCGATGCCAACGTCACAGAGATTATCGAGAGCCTGGAGAACTCGTTTGGTGTGCGCTTCTGCTACGATACCGAACAGAACAAGGTGACGGTGCGACTTTTGCGCGATATGTTCTGCGATCAGCAGCCGCCTATTCCTTTTAAGGGAAAGGTGCTGTCGATGCGCAAGGTGTCTGAGAAAATCACAGGCATCAAGATGGGTTACGCTGCCGAGAGTGACGCTCAGGAGCAGCGCGACAACATCCGCTATCAAAAGAAGGACTATGACACCACCTACGACTATATGGAATATCCGCAAGGCCGTACCATTCTGAAACCATACGCCGACGTGACGAAGCTGGTGGATATTGGCAACATGAACTGCTATGTGGATTTGGCTACGGGCGATGCTTTCCGCATCAAGATAGACAGCGATGCCAAGACGGTGGCCGAGATGAAGCCGTCACTCTTCGAGGTGGGTGGACTGAAAGGTGTAGAGATGGGTGACTGCTCGAAGGAGAACGAAGACTACGTGAAGGAGTTTCGTTCAAGTTTTGAGCCGGTTATCTGTAACATCTTGAAGCGCGACCAGAGCGGTTCTATTCTGCTGGTGCCATTCATAGACGAGAATATGGAGCACGAACTGCTGCCGATGAAGGTGCAGAATGTGATGACAGTTGGTCGCAGCGAGTTGTATTTCAACTACGACCTGCAGCTGTTGGAAAACTACGACCCTACTAGCACCGATGACGGCCAGTCGCCGCTGATGTCGCATGAATGGGGACTGACGGTAGGCATACTGCGCCCTGGCGCAGGAACGGAAGCTCCATACGAATACGACGAAGGCTACGATGGCTTTGGAAATTCGCGCTGGGGTATTACGTCGGAGGACTATGCCGTGACTGC